AAAAGAGTTTCCCACGAAAAGAGCTTCAGTAAATCAAGTTAGAGCTTATTTAAATCAGTTAAGTAATTATGAAAACTTTTGCCCTGATGTTATTATAGTAGACTACCTTGAGCTTCTAGCTACAGACTCAGATATGGCTGAGTATCAATCACAGGAACGACTTGCACAGGAGTTGAGAGGTTTAGCTATTGAGCATAAATGCTTGGTTTGGACAGCGACTCAAACAAATAGAGAGGGTAAGAAAGTAAGACTAATAACAGATACTGAGCTTGCTGATTCTTATGGAAAAACTAGAGTATGTGATTTGGTTATATCTATAAATCAAGATGAGGAAGAGTTTGATAAAGGGAAATCTAGAATTTATATAATTAAATCTAGAAATGGTAGAGCTAGATTCATCATACCTGCGAGAATGGATTATCAACGTTTGGTAATAGGGCAAGACTAATGAAAAAGAGAATACATATAAATCAGCACAAGATTCGTGCGAACAAGAAACATGGGACGAATGAGCCTGTGATTACGGTGAAAACATATAAATCTAATGACTACGGACATGAGGTTCTTATTCACGGTGATAGCAAAGTAGTATATTCACCAAACAAACCTTTATCTTGTGGAGCAAGAGTTTGGGTAGAAACAGAATCCGAAGTAACAATAAAATAATGAAAGAGTACAAACACCCAACAATTTTACACATAGGATTTAAATCCTACGACATAGTTCAAAAAGAGTTAACTGACGTAGATGGTGATGAATGTTACGGATATGTAGATTTAGCTACCAATACAATTTACTTAGACCCTAATCAAGAAGAGATAGATTATAAAGGAACGTTGCTTCATGAAATTTTACATGTAGGATTTCAATTATTCGGGCTAGGGGACGATGATGAAATGCCGGGAATTAGAAACGAATTTCTAACAACTATAACTTCTAACATAATGCAAATGCTAGTAGCGTTAAATCCCGAACTTTTTGAATTTATATTTTCAAAATCTCCAGAAAACTCCTATAATAATAAGAACAATGAATAACGAAATAATAGACCTTTATGATTCGTTCGATAGTCAGTACTTGTCCATATCTAAAAAATATCTTCAGATTACTGAATCAGATATCGACACGACCTTACGAAATCATTCTGCAATATATGCTTATTTTGCAGCCTTATTGTCTTATGCTAAACGTATTAAAGATAATAAAATTATAGAGGTTGATAAAAAAGAATCAGAGGTTATGGAAAAGCGGAGAGCAGAATTGGAAATGAGCGGACAGAAGGCAACTCAAGGAGCTTTAAATTCATACGTGCTCTCCGTACCTGAGCTAGTTCAGCTTAAAGAAGAATTAGCACTCGCTGATAGCAAATATTCATTAGCTAAAAGCTTTATTAATGCACTAGACCATCAAAAAGACTGTCTAGTTCAACTCTCAGCAAATAAAAGAGCTGAGGCAAAACTATTTTCAACTAATTAAAAACTAATAATAACATGGTAAACATCGAAGAACTACGTAAAAAATATAATCAAATTAATAAGCAGCCTGCTGCTGATACTCAAGACTTCCTTAAGAAGTTTTTGATGATGGAAGAAGGCACTACTCAAGTGCGAATACTTCCGGCTAAAAACCCGGATGATAATTTCTATGCGGAAACCGGTATTCATCGCATTAACGACAAGAACTATCACTGTCCTAAAGT